TCAAGGTGGGCACCTACGTCGCGGACTTTACCTACGTGAACATGGCGAATGGTGAGATCGTGACAGAGGATGTAAAGGGGATGCTTACGTCCATGTATCGGCTGAAGCGCAAGTGGATGCTGATAGAACACGGCATCTCGATACTCGAAACCTAGGAGGACGCATGACATTCCGAAGACTCATCAGGAAGTCCAAGGTCCGCATCGGTCGTCTGCTCTCAGGTGAAGACCTTTTCATGAAGCGCCACATGCACCGGCCTCGATATCACTACTCCGAGGGTATGGAGCCTGGCTCGTTCGATGAAGACCAACAGGTCGAAGGTGGTGTTCGGAATCTCCGTCGAGAAGCCGCCAAACGGAAGGTCGCGTCGGCGCACCTGCGCACCCCGACGCCCTTAAGGCGAATTGCGTGATTGACACAATTGAGTTCGCGATTCGGATGTGGTTATTCACGATCGGATGGGGCGCGGCCTTTATGGCGATGATGGCTATCTATGTGGGCATTCAGATTTGGTGGAAACGATGACCGACAAAGCAGTGGATACGAGCAACCCGTGGAACTGGGGATCGAAACACGACGCGACCGATCGAGAGATACGACGCACTGTCGCCCTTGAAAACGAGATCGCTCGACTCAAAGCAGACAATCACATGCTGATGCTGGCGCTTCGGCCACAAGGTGACGATCGGGGTGAGCGGTAATGGCATCGTCGATGCTACTGGCGGCGAATCCCGTCATCGGGTGCGACCTTGATGGGTGCTTGGCCGACTACCGTTCGATCCACGACCGTATCGTCGCGGGCGGGGAAACGCCTTATTCCGAGATTAAGGATGACCCGACGTTCTGGGCGGAGCTTCCGGCCTACAAGGGCGCGGAGGGGTGGCTGGGTCGACTCAGCACGCACGACCAGCCGGTCTACTTCATCACGTCGCGATTCGGGACCTGCCCCCAGCAGCAGACGCACGAGTGGTTGGTCGACCACGGCATGACACATCCGGCGGTGATTGTCACGTCACAACCCGCGAACGACGCAGAGCGGAAGCGCGCTATCGGGGACCGGGACAAGGCGTTTGTGGCGCGCTACACCGGGGTCGATGCGATGATCGATGACAGCGAGGCGGTGTTTAGGAGCTTCGAGAAGTCCAACCCGTCATGCGCCTTCTTCCTCGTCGACCGCCCGTGGAACACGCACGTTCCGATGCGCCGTCCGAATCAGCGACGGGTGAATGACGTGGGCGAGGCGCTAGAGAAGCTGGGCCTGTAGGGCTACGACAGGTGTCGTATGGCTACCGACTAAACCGAATTTTGGGAGTTGCCCTGATCGGTCAGAAAGCCAATCAGCACCGCTGTGAATGCGACCACCCCGGCGACCTGCTCCCCGTTAAGATCGATGCCCCACGAAGACGCCACCGCCAAGCCCGTGACTATAAGCGCTTGGAACTGGCCGGGACGTTTCTGAATCTTTTCTAGTAGCGCGTTCATGTGGTCCCCCGTTTCGCGGCTCGACCGCCGAATTTACGGAGCGTCTGGTAGACATACCACGCACGCCAGTTCGCCATCCCGTCTTCAAGGCAGATATTCCGCAGAAGCTCGTCGGCGAGTCGCCTGTCGTGGCCGTCCACGTCAAGCAACAGGCCCTCTCGGAGCAACTGGTAGAGCGCATCGTGGAACAAGCTCCCACGCATGAACGAATCAGTGTCGAACGAGGGTCCCGATGGGCCGTCCCAGCAGTAGCCCTTCTTGACGGACAATAACCCGTCCGTGCCGAGCGAGATCCAACCCAACGACGACAGGATGGGTTCCTTTGGGGACCACGGCGTCTCAACATGCACCTCATGGAGCGTCTGATATTTCCACGGGTCCAGAGAGCGATAATCGTCGGGCTTGATCAGCATTAAAAATGGTCCCTCTCTGACGGCCACTGATTGGTTTCCATCATCTTGCGCAGCCGGACCCCGCGTCGACCGACCTGCCGATACCACTTTGAATCGGCCATCTGGTGTGCGGCCCGGTCGTAGTTCTTAATCAATAGTGCGCGCTTCATCTTGATGAACCTGCGGAACCCTCCGCGTCCGAGATTGACGATCATGTCGACGACCACGGCCTGCCTGACATCAGAGAGCCCCTCAAACCACGTATATTTACGCGCCCCATTCGTGGCGTGGGCGATGTCCTCTGCGAGCATGGCCTCTGCCGTCTCTCGTGTAATGCCACGAGCGTCAAGGTTGCGACCGTATCCAATCGTAATCTTGCCCACCGTGTCAGCGTAGGGCTTGAGACGGAGGCCCTCATGGATCTTGAGCAGCGCTCCCACGTCACGGGGGTTCACAGCACCTCTCCCACCAGCACGCGACCCGCGCGGTAGTCAATGTCGAGCGTCTCACCTGGGCGCAGCGTGAACCGATGCGACTCCCCCGTGTCCGGCGTGATGAGCGCGAACCGCACCGGCACGCGGGCCAGCAATCGTGTGTAGCCATTCTGGCCGTAGACGAGCGTGACGAACCGTCGCCCGTCTTCCGTCACAACGGAGTCCACCCGATTCTCGTCTGGGAATCCATCGGCATCGGTCAGCGGGCTGTCAGATAGTCCTCCGTGGAGAATCGTCGTGTAGGCGCTCATCAGATCGCGCGGGAGATAACTTTCCACATGCGGTGACGAGAGAAAACCCGGCTGCTGTTCAATCGGCCCCTCCCACCAACGCACGCCTCTGGCGGAGTGGTAGACGTACGCAAAGCCACCCATGAAATTCGCCACAGCTAGCAGTGCCAAGGCTTCTTCGCCGTCTAGCGTGTTCACACTCGCACCGGGGCCGACCGGCTCACTCTCGATACCGAGCCGTTTAAACGGGATCTCCACGCCGCCACGCTCGTCGTAGTAAATCCCCCGCGCATGGCGCACAGTTGACGTATGATCCTGAGCGTAGTGCCCTCGATGGCCATGCTTTTGTATGATGTCACCGGCCCATCGGTTGAATCCCTCGCATGTCTCGCCCTCAGGTGGCGCAGATCGCAGCCCAATCGCGGCACGGCTCAGATACCCATCAAAAAATGGGCGGATCACGTATTGGTTGACCTCGTCCGGCGAGGGCTCAGATCCCGTCACCCAGTTCTGCCATGCCTCGTTGACATCCACAAACGCGACCTGAACACCCGACTCGTCTAGCAGTCCACCCAGCCGTGTCGACCAATCTGCCGCGTGGTCCAGGTCGCCAGCGAAGACCGACTGCAGCCCGCCCGATGACACGAACAATTGCAACCCCGCCGCCGCGAAGTCCTGCCCAAGTCCGATGACCTGCGCGTTGTAGTCATCCCACCCTCGCACCGAGACACCATCCGTTGTTGTGCAATCGTGCGGCGCGACCTCGTGACCATCCCAATAGCCATCGCCGCCTGCGACGGCAAACAGCACCCGTGCGTATTGGTAGCCCGCCTCGACAATCGCCGCGAGCGTGCGCCGGTATCCCTGCGGGTCAGCGCGTCGTTGATCGAGGGCTCCGAACCACGTCAGGCCGATCGGCAGGCGTTCGCGAAAGTCATCTGCGAAGTGCGCGCTGCTGGACGTGACGTTGACGGATCGGAGTAACCCACGGATCGGATTCGGATGATCGATTGGCACTGGAGCAGGCTCAGGCTCAGGCTCAGGCTCAGGCTCAGGCTCAGGCTCAGGCGGCACGACACCCATCGCGCCCACCAGCCGCCCGTCACTGACCCTTCGGGACACGATGTTCCCATCAGAAAACAGCACAATCTGATATTTCCCACCAGACTCGTCAATATATTCAGCCATTAGAGCTTCTCAATTGCCACACGACACGATTCGCTCCTGTAGACGTTCTAGGTCTTCGAATTGTTTAAGCACCGACGGCCCGGCGGCTTGAGAGTCCGCACCAGCCCATCCGGTGGGCCTGGATACCGTTACGAATCAATGGCGATCCTTCATCTCCGAGAAGCAGGCCGATATCTGCGACGAGAGTCCATCGAGTTTCGCTTCTAGCGTCTCGCGTGGCATAAATCGCTTATCCATTTCCAGCGCGATCGACATACGGAGAAACTTGATCACGCCCGCTGACACCACCGCCAGCACCGTAGCGAACGCAGCCAATGAGGTCGTTGAAATCGACACCACGCCATCGGAAACCACCCGCACGGTTTGCATGTCTTGAAGCGTCGGCTGAATGTATTGAACCCAAAGCATCGTCATCCGTGTGCCTACCTCATCCGGTGCGCAAGAATCCGCTCTTGTCCATAATCTCATTGAGGCGCTTATGCGCAATCGGCACGGGCTTTGTTCCGTTCCGGCTTTCCCAGCGCTGCAGTGTGCGCAACGTCACGGGGATCTCGTCGGCCAGTTCGCTTTGCGTGAACCCTGCAAACTCGCGGAACTGCTGTATGGTCTGGGCCAGTGTCGGTGGTGTCATGGCGCAAGTTGTCGTCTCCGCACCTCTTCAAACACGTCGTTTGCTTCGGGAGCGAGGCCAGTTGCTGTCCGAATGACGGAAGGAAGGACCCTACGTGTGTTTCCAATCCCTCTTGCGGAATTCGCCATCGTTGACATACCACGAGGCGCGAGCGCGGCCATACCGGCGAGACCCGCTAATGCACCAAGAGCCGGGCTTTTTGTCGCCATCAAGACGGGTCCACCAATCGTCGCACCGGCCATCGCGTTACTCGCAAGAACGTCACCGGGGCTACCGCCGCGAAGCATCCCCGATGAAGGGGCCATAGCGTTTAGTGCATCCGACAGTGCGTCCTGATCGAAGACGCCTTTTGCATCCGGCAAGATTCTTCTCTGCGCACCGAGGAACGCATTCCCGATCTCATCAGAGGCGCTCATGCGGCCCTTCCGTGCCGTATCGAAGACCTCCGCGCCTGGTACAAAACCAATGCGGCCACCGGGATTGATTGATCCCGGCGGAGAGGTTCGGACGATGCGTCCACCGGCATCGCGTCCCAGACCGTCCCCGCCAGCCCCCTCCAGTATCGCTTCGACCCGTCTGTTCGCTGTCGCCCTCGCTGGGCCTGCTTGTTCGCTCATCGCGGCCATGAATAACGGGTCTTTGGCCTCGTCCACGAGACTCGCTGTTGGGATGTCAGGAGACTCTGCTAGCGACTGACGCACCGCTTGCGCGAGGTCAGTGCCCTCTGCCGTCATGCGTGAGGCACCACCGGGGCTAATATTGGCACCCGTCCTTTCCAAAATCGTCTCTGCGAGTTCCTCGACCGCTTCCCCGGTCGTTCCCTCTTCGCCGAACACGTTCCTGAACCATTTCATCGCTTGGCCCGACGAACCTCCAGCACCAGAGAGCTTGAGTGCTTGCCGCATCATCGGGGCGGATAGCTTGCCGAGACCTGGTGCGATCGCCTCCGTCGCGCCTTCTATCAGCCCTGGGAGAACTCGTGGTTCCGTAGACCCGCGTTCAAGCATGTCGCCAAAGACACCAGACGCCACCGCCGCTGGAACGGCGACCGGAAGTCCCACGCCTGTCGCCGCAAGCCCTAGACCTGTCGCCAGTGGCAATGATGCCCCGGCGAGACGGCGAACATCTTCTCCTGTGAATACGGGATCTCGCGTGGGCATCGATGGGTCAAGACCGTCGATGGTGGGCCCCGACGGGGACTCATCTCCAAGAATCGTGCGGGCCATTAACTCGTCCAACTCAGAGCGAGCAGATCCAGGCCCAGTTGCTGGCTCGGGCCCTTGCGTAGAGATCGCTCCTGTATCGCGATCCACACGCACAAGTCGGCCATTTCTCCGTTCGTAAATCGTATTAGCTTGAGGCATACTCGCCCTTTCTACCGGCGGTAATATCAGTCTCGCAGGAGATCAAGTTCTTTCAGCCCATCGTCAAGCGCTTGTTCCATTCGCGGGTTTCCTGACATGTCTATTGTGGCGATTAACTCCATCGGAAGCCGTCCCGCTGCAATCATGCCCACTAAGGCCTTACCCGCTTCATCGCCCGCTCTTCCGGCCCGTACGCCCAAGGCGCTAATCAGATTTACCCTGCGTAGTCGTTTCGCTTCGACAACCTCTGCCGGATCATCTCCGACGGCATACATTTGTACCAGGAAAGATCCAAATTCTTCATCTCTTACAGCCGCACCTGATTTATCGAAAACAACGTCAGTTACGAGACTGCGCGCGGTCTGAAGATAAAGCAATTGGTCTGGATCTAAATTCGCCTCCGACAGACGGGCCAACCATCCCGTTGGGTCTGTTGTGATCATACCCATGAGGCTTGGAGGAAACGACACATTCTCCTGTTCGAGAGAGAGGGCCTTCGCATGTTCCTCAATCGCTCCCACGTAAACACCTGCAGAGCCCAATTCCGTTGACGCTGGAGTGCCAGCACCGCGTGCGATATCAGCCTGCGAACTCTCTAAAGCAAGCTGTCGAGCGACGTTGTCTGGGTCAAGTGTGAGATCAACCCCAGCCTGCTGCAATGCGTCCTGCATCTGCCTCGTTGCATTAACAATAGACGGCGTTAAACCGGCAAGGAGTTCCTGCTCTCTCGCACGGAATGTAATCGGATCTACGCCTGCTTGTGCCGCTCCAATTGCACTCCCACGACTTCTGGCCTGTGCCCCTAATTCAGTCGCTTGCAGAGCCTCAGGACTTCCCGATACATCGACAGCCCCAAAACCAGCTCCTCTCGCTCCTCCCCTTCCGACGATCTCGTCGCGCAAGGCTTGCTGTTCAGCCGTGCGCTCAGAGGGAAACGCAGGCCCAACGGGTTTATTCAAGGCATCGAACATTCGACTCGACAGGAGCGAGTCAAACTCATCAGGGGGACCGCCGCCGGGAACAGGCACAGGGAAGTCCTGCATCCCCACAGACCGAACGGTATTCGGTTTGTTTAAGGCCATGCCCTCACGCGCACCCAGTATGGTCTGCACGTCTTGCTGCAAGCTCCCAGGAGGCCCGACAGCAGGCACGTCATTCATGCGATTCGGGAATCGAATCCGCGCTTCTGCTTCTGATCGCCCGACAGTGGGGATGGTCTGCCCATTGTTGGTAATCGCATCGAATCCGTAAGACGCCTTCTGCGGATCAGTTAATCCAGGGTCAAGCCCTGCATGGACCCGTCGCAACTGTTCAAAGCTGTATCCACGCTCCTGATTAGTCAGGTCGGACTTGTGGCGGGCTTCTTGGATCTGCTGATCCTGAAGCCTCTGCGCTTGGGATTCAGCCATGCGGCGTGTCGCGAGTTGGCTGAGCAATCCGCCCGCGCCGCTCAATGCGCCCCCGATTGCCCGACCTGTTCTGCTTTGTCCCATGTCGCTATCTCTTCAATTGCGCCATCAACAGGGCCAGAAGTTCTTCTCCGCCCGGTCCTTCGCCGATAGCGTCAGGGAGCCCTTGTGGATTGACCATGCGATCCTGCGCGTCTAT